TCGGGAGGTGCGTGAGATGTGCTTCACGATGCTTGAGTGTTTGAAACAATGGTTGATGAACCAGGAATGGAGCTCGAGGAGCTCCGGGGAGAGAAGATCGGACAGAACATCACCTTGGTTGTATGCGAAGAGGGATTCCAGGAAGTAGCTGTCCAGGACTTTGGCGAGTTCGCCCACATTCTCCCTGGAGAGAGTCTTGAGCGCGAGGACGAGCGGGTCTCGAACGATGCCCTGGGGGTAGCAGAGCCAGCCACAACATTCTGGCAGTTCACTTATGAACGCCTTGCCAACGAGTGTGAACAGATGCTCGTAACGGAACCAATCGCTGTTCTCGGCGAGTACCGCGTACAAGAGGGAGTCGTCGCCAGAGAACACGCAGGGTATGTCCTTGATGTTGTACTTCAGCGCCATGTAAGCCAGATTGTACATCGTGTTGAAGATGTAAGTTCCGGGTTCGCCAGTAAACCGCATGACTGCTGAGGGTCCAAAGGTTGTTTCTAGCGAGACCTTGAGCCACCAGTAGTACCTGATCGCTTCCTCAGGGATGCTGAGCCAACGCATCATGTTGATCTCAAACCACAGGGCTTCACCGGTGCAGCTCTGGTCGTATGCGGTGAAGTCATTGGTGAAGACGGGTCCGCTCTTCGCGTTCCTCCGACACCACTCGTCAAGTTGGGCGGGTGAGTGTCCGCCGAGCAGGAAAACGTGGTCCGGTAGGAGCTTCTCAAACATTGCGTGCACGTATCGGGTGACGGGACCGAGCTTGGCCAGTACTTGATCTGGAAAGAGAGCGAGGGTCTGGCCTGGCTTGACCTGCGCCGTCTCAGTACTGTTCCACCATTCAAGGGCTTCTTCGTCAATGGTGGTGGACAAAACCGTTGAGCGCTTGGCTTTCTCCTGGGACTTGGTGAATATCTTGGCCGAGTTCTCGGGGACGTCGGGGCTCGTTCGCTCCAGGTTGTTGAGGAGGTTCGCGGTCGAGCGGTCAAGCTTCTTCCGCAGCAGAGCGTTGGAACACGCAGCCAAGAGGTCCTCGTCCAGCTCGGGCCCCTCGCGCGGCAGGTCGAAGGTTTCGACGAAGTTGCCCCACAAGATGGACCCCAGCATCTCACGGGAGGCTGTGTGGCGTTCGTTCTCCACCTTTGAGCGGAAACGCATGCGTTTGGCCACGGAGGCCCCCAAGAGCGTTTCATCGCGGCTGTCCTGCTTCGCGAAGATGTGGGCGATGTCGAGGTCCCCTCGAGTGTCTCGAACTTGGTTGGACTGCTCTAGGCCCCAAGGGAACTCCATCTCGTCCTTGGGTCGGCTCGTTTCGCAGAAACGAGTTCCGCGCAGGGTCGGTACGACAGGAAGATGAATTCGGGGGGGGGGCTCAACGCAGATTGGCTCCTCAGACGTGGCCTCTTCAAGGGTCTCAGAGAAGGAATCTTGGAAACTCCACAAAGCTCGGTACTCGGCTGGCAGGTTGTTCAGCTTGGCGTCATTGGGCGCTGCGCCTCGTAGACTGAGGTTCAGGTCGTGCACCACGGCTCCGGGAGGCTTCTCAAAGTTCGACCAGTCAATCGTCTCACCTCGGGCGATGGGACCCCACATTGGGTGGGTCCAGAGATCGTTCATGTTCAGCCCGCCTTCCCAGACCAGGTAGACCGAGCCGGTACCACGCGACATTGCCGTAAAGATGTTCTCCGGCCGGATTTGGAAAAGGGCGGCGCGGTCCAACACGATCTGGTAGTCTCCCTTGAGGTCGAGGCCGGTGCACGAGTTGATCGTCAGAGTGTTGTTCGCGATGGCATGACGTGAGTCCTCCATCTCGGCACGCGCAGTGAGGCAGAACATGCCCTTAAT